TCGTTATCCGGGTAGCGCTCGTCGAATGCCCATGCCTCTGCGACATCTTCGGCAGTCCACGGCTCGCTCATGCTTCCCTCTCCGTCATTTCTTCGACCAACTCTTCCACAGCGTCAGCCCCAACCCATTCGGCGTCGCACGATTCGACACGACACACAGCCCGAACACTCCGGTACGGGTCTGCGTGGTCGTACAACACGGCAACAGGGGATGCGCGTTGGGTGTCGTCAGGTCCGGACCAGTTGACGGCTTTGCACACGGGGCATGCGCCGGCGAGCGGGACCGTCTTCGGCGGGTCCAACAGGTCGGTGATCGTCGCAGCCCAACCCCTGAGCGTGCGCGTGTAGAAGTCTGCTTCGATGTTGCGGCCAATGAACCCCGCATACCAACGCCGCAAACTCACCACAGCGTCACCACGGTCATGTCGCGCGTCAACCAGGCGGCACCAATCACCAATCTGCGACTTGATAATCAACAACTGCTGCAACGCCGCATCATTGATCACAGAACCCGTAGCAGAACCACCACCACCACCGTTGCCGATAGCGCTAGTTACAGCATCCTCGAGCTGACGGAGTAGCGGGTCATGGTGGACGACTGTTACCGTGTCGCCTTGGATGACTTTCGATCGTGTCGGTTTCGTCAGAGCATCAACAGCGTCCAACAGGTCAGTCACTTCGCCCCCCACTCGACGCCGTCAACGTAGACGCGGACAAGCTTCTTCTTCTCCGTCACGTAAACCTCGATGCTCCGCCCTGCAACCGGGAAGTGGTAGGTCGTTCCGCGTCCCGGCCATACTGCGTACCCGATCTGATCCGGGCCTTCGTACTCACTCATTCGGCTTCCTTCACTTCCCACGGGTGACCGAGCACCCGAACAATCGACTCACACCACGAACGACCACCAGGAGCCGTAAACACACGCCCCGTGTCAGGACGCCACACCACCCACAGTTGTTCGGTCATCAGCTCCCACAGACGCAGTAGGGCCGCACTCCCGAAGGAGTACGGCCCGGTAACGGATACGGTCAGATCAGGTAGTCACGAGTCACTGTCGGCCTTCTTGACTGGCCGGCCACGCTTGACGTCTCGGACGGTGAGCGGCCGAATCGGGAACAAGTCGCCCCGCACGCAGTAGATGTTCTCCTTCTCGTGGTCACCGTTCAAGACCTTGTCGAGAGCTTCCTCGCGGGTGGAGGCGTTCACGGTGTAGAAGTGCACTGTGCGAAAAGCCTCGGCAACCTCGAACTCGTATTCAGTCACGAGAACCCTCCCTAAAACGGTGTCTCATCCGCAGTGTTCCACACCGGTCCAGCATCAACCACAGGGGCCACACCGACCGCCTCGAGCACCTTCGCCTGGTTCAACGTGTGATCCACGAACCGCGCATCACGCTCGCTGACCCGTGTGCCCAGAAACCCGGACACCTTGATGCGGTCGCCCTCGTTCACCGTCCGGTCTGCGTCCTTCGGCGGGAACACCGACCAATACGTCACACGCTCCTTGCCGTTGTACTCCTGAGCTTCACGCAGCCCCCAACCATTCCCGCGGGAATTGATGCGGCTTACAGTGCCTTCAACAGTTACATACGCCATTACGCTGTCTCTTCCTTCTTCAACATCCCTCTGATGAGGGCCAACTTGTTATCAGTCACCCGGTCATAACGGGCAGCAAGAGCCGCCTGAATCGTTTGGATCGGGCGTTCACGTTGCACCTTGAACGGTTTTCTCGTGGCGAGAAACACGGCGAAGTCGACGTCTGATTGGGTCATGTGGTCGTCATCCGTCATGGGTCATCTCGTCTTGTACGCCCGCCAACCGATGCCCCGAGGCACATCCGGTGCCTCCGTGACATACAGGTCAAGCCGGAAGCCGCGCTCGTCAAGGTCGCGGATATGCACCTGGTCATCGCCGCTGGGATCGGTCAGCCAACACGAGACCGAGGGGACCTTCTCGAACGGGGACGAGAACTCGACCACCAAGTAGTCCTCAAACTTGGTCGTCGTGACCGTCGTCTGCGTGATGTTCATTCGTCGCCCTCCTCATCGAACTCGAACGTGTAGCCAGCGATGACCTCGCGGAGAATGCGGGCCACGGCATGCTCGGGCGCGGGCTCTTCGAAAATGATCCGCAGAACTCCGACGAGTTCGTTCGCGTCGAAGTCATCGACACGGCCGTCCGACTGCCGCGCGGCCAACCAGCCCTCGACCAGCGACTTCGCGATATTCGCTTCCCGCCTGCGGTCGGTCCATGTCTCCACCACTGCTGCGAACGGGACAACCTCGATAGCCATCAGAACTCACTTCCCATTGATTCGATACGTTCTTGCGTGCACCGCCGACACTCCTGGAGCGACCAATGCACACTCGGATTACCAATCGGATAGCCCGCATGCACCGGGCACTCCCGCTCCTCGCCCTTGCGCGGCGGAACGGGAACAGACGACTTCACCCCAGTCGGGATCGCATCATCAAGCCAACGACCATCCCGCAACCACCCAGCAGGCAACTTGAGAAACTGTTTCTCCCGCCCAGCGTTCAACAGCAGATACGCGCGCAGCCCCGTCAGCAGCGTTTCAAGGTCGACCGTCTTCCGGGCCGTCTTGAAAGCCTTGAGGGCGTCGAGCTTCGCTTGCTTGCGCGGGTACAGTGACCACCACTCAGAGAACTCATCATCGATTGAACGAATGTCTTTATCTTCTAGATGGTGTTCCTGTTGAATAGTGTTCTTAGTGTCGGATTCACCGCTGTCGGTTGAACCGCTGTCGGTAAATCCGCCGCTGTCGGGAAATCCGTCACCCGTCGTGGGGTCGGTCAGCTCGTACTCGACCTCATTCCACCGGCCCTTGTCGCCCCGAGATTGCAGCAACCGCAGGTAGCCGGCGTCCTTCAACTCGTTCAAAGCAGACCGGATCGCATCGCGACCCTCAGTTCCAGCCTTCTGCAACGACCCGATGGTGATATGCCAACCCACGCGGTGCGTCATAATCTCAGCCAGGAGACCCCGCGCCCGACGCGACAACCGCTCATCCCGCAACCACTCGTTCGGGATCTGAACAAACCTGCCCTCGAAGTCAAGTTTCGCCCTGCGGACACCCATCAGTCGTTCCGCTCGAAGTGCAAATCAGATACACTCATAGTGCTTGCTCCTTAGCCCTAGACAGTGACGGAGCGGGCCATAACCCCGGACAGTTTCCAGCTGTCGCGGGGCTTTTCTCTGCCCTCTCGCACCCATCAGTCTAGCAGAAACGTGCGAATTATAGCGGCGGTCAGGCCGTTTACACCCGCACGTATGTTCGAACGTCGTGCACACCCGCTCACCTCCATATCGCTTCGTATTCCTTCGACTCGATCACGCACGCCGCACAAAACACGCGGTCGTCAGGTGTGCGCGAATCGCACAGCGGGCACAGGTCAGAACGGGACGGACTGTTCATCGGTTCGCCTCCCATCCCTCGTCAGAAACCACACGTCACCGTTCGGGTACTCAACCGCTGTGTTCTGGCATCGCCGCACCGTCTCCTGATTCGTCGCAGCCTTCCGAACCCTCACCCCACGGCGGACAAGCTCAGCGCGATCCCACCGCGACGTGTCTTCCTTCCACCCGTTGCAGAGTCCACATGCGGCGATCAGGTTCCGCGGGTCAATGAGGATCTTCGATCCGCCGAACCCGCCGTTGGCTCTGTGATCCGCAACGGTCGCCTCACCCAGACACGCGGGGCCGGCGATGACACACCAGCCGTCGTCACGCTCGAGCACGAGGGTGACGAGCTTCTTCGGGATCATGCGGGAACCTGCCAGGTCAGATGCTTGACGATGCGAGAGACGTTCGACTGACTGGTTCCGAACTCTGCGGCGAGACGCCGACCGGTCCAGCCCTCCTCGTACATCTCGCGGATCGCGTAGACGTCGCACCAGGTGAGGCTTGCGGACGGGTTCACGTCGCCCTTGAGCGACCTGCCCCGTTCGACCTTGTCGCGTGAGTTGTCGGCGGGCGTACCGATCTCGAGATGATCCGGATTCACGCACGGCGGGTTGTCGCACTTATGGCGAACCACCATGCCCTCCGGGATGTCACCGTGGTTCATCTCGTAGGCGACCCTGCTGGCGGTCATGTTGTGACCGTCTAGCCAGAACTGCCCGTAGCCGGCCTTGTTTCGGTGGCCCGTCCACTCGAGGCAACCCCGCTCGGTAGGTACTGCGGGGACGCGTGCAGCGAACCGTTCGGGCCATGGCTGGCGGATCGGCACGCGCTCAATCAGATCGGTGGTGCCGTACCGCCATTCCCGCTGGTGGTGCATCTTGCAGAGGCCCCGGCCGTAGTGAGCCTTAGCGCACCCATCTATAGTGCAAAGCTTCTCGGTCACAGTTCCCCCTCACCGCAACGGACACAACAACCCCGGTCACGAGACCACACCAGGTCGAACGTTGACGGCGTGACGGTCACAGGTCCACCAGCGAGTCGGGGCAGCGCACGTTGTGGCCGCCACCGTTCCCCGTGCGAACGTGCACCATTCCGTGCGCGACCTTCGGCCCGCCGCATCGGATGCACATGTCATGCTCCGCGAGATACGGGAACATCAGTACCCAAGTTTCCCGGTCGATCATCATGCTGCCTCCTTTTTGGCGGCTTGTGTGAAGAGTGATGCGATGTCTGACCGGTTGTGTCGCCATGCGAACCGTTCGAGGTTGTCTGGTGTTTTGTTGAGTGCGCGGGCGATTTGGTTTGCTGATTCGCCGAGGCTCAACAGGTGGTCGATTTCGTGCATGAGGTCGTCGCCTTTGAGGATGCGGTCGCGTTCGGTGGTGACGGGTGACGCGTTCGGGTCGTCGATTTGGTCGTCGTCCCACGCGAACGGGGACACGTAACCCTTCGCTTTCGACTGCCTCGCCGTGCGCGGTGATGCGCCGGCTGTGGGGGTTCGCAACAGGGCCTTGTGTGCGGCGGTGATGCGGTCGCGGGTGCGCGCCTCGACGGTGTCTTCGTTGAGGACACGCCACACGGTGTTGCGGTTGAACCCTGCTGCTGCGCCGATTTGATCGAACGTGAACCCGAGCACCTGTAGCCCCTGGATGCGACGCTGTGTGCCGATTGCGGGGATGAGCCCCTCCCACCTTCCGTACGCTTTGAGGCGTCGACGCTGGCGGGTGCGGGTGCTGTTTCCGGTGCGGCATGGGGTGCAACGGCATTTGCCGATGTCATAGCAGTTCGCCCCGCCGTGCTTGTGCGTGTGGTTGAGGTTGCACAGTTGCGTCATGCGGCCTTCTTCTTCCTCCGAAGCTTTGCCGCCCGCTGGTAATGCGCGTTGCACATCCCAAGCGTCTTGGCGGGCTTTCCGCATTCACAGAACCGGCCGCGGTTCGCAGCACGCTTGAGTTCGTGACCGATCGCAAGCCCGCTGAGATTCAGCCGCCCCTTTGCAAGGGCGTCGCGCATGTTGTCGGCCTGTGTGCCCTGCGAGAGATGCGCGGGGTTCACGCACTTCGGGTTGTCGCACGCATGGAGAACCACCAATGATTCATCCAGTCGGCCGATTGAGCGGAGTGCGTACCGGTGGGCGTAATGCTTGGTTTCTCGGTTGCCTTGGTAGGTGATGAATCTGCCGTAGCCCATGTTGTTGACCCTGCCCAGCCACTCCCAGCACTCGTCACCAGGGCGGATGTCTACACGGAGCCAGAACCGCGCGGATTCAGGCAGCGCCTTCCACTGCTGTGCAGTGAGGTCGGGGATCATCGCGCCCTCCTCCGAATGCGGGAGCGTTGTTCTGGGGTCGTGTTTCCCCACACCCCTTCGCGTTCCTCGTTCACGATCGCGAACTCTAGGCACTGTTGGACCACCGGGCAGGAGGCGCAAATCCTCTTCGCCTTATCCGCTCCGTGACGGTCGCCCTTGTCAGGCCAGAAGAGGTCCGGATCAGTGGTCGCACAGACAGCGTCGAGGTGCCAGTCCTGAGTCATGCGCCGCCCTTCGCGTTTTCGTATGCCTTGCGGATGACGTCGAGCACGTCGGGTTGCGCGCCGACTGCTTTCGCGGCCTTCCCGAGTGCGCCGATCCGGTTGACGTCGCCGGCCATGTCGCCCAGCTCGGCGATCCAGTCGCGGGCGGGTTCGACGGTGAACGGTGCACGCTTGCCCCTGGTGACCGTCAGTGCCACCGTGAGGGGCTTGTCGATGTGTGACAGGTGGGAGATGCGGATACCGCCGACCGCCTGCCCGCCGAAGCGAACTTCGGGGTCGCCGTACAGAGTCAGCCGGCGTCCGACGTAGACGCTTGAGTCGGTGCCCCACGCGGCGACGAGTACGCGCCGCATTGACTTGGACGGTTTGAACGGGCGGCCGGGGAACTCCACAAGGTGGACTTCAACGGGCTGCTCTGCGTTCCCGGCCTCCACCTCACTGACCGTGACCGTCTTGGGTCCGCCAATGTAGTCGTCGAAGTTCTGTTGGTCGCTCCGTGGAGCTGTCGTCTCTGAAATGTCCATCAGAACTGGATCTCCTGGTTCTCGTATCGCGCTTCGTGCTCGAACACCAGCCACGTCGGCGGGTCGAGGAACTGAATGGCCGTGTCGTATCCGGGCCACTCCCCCGTCTCGACACACTCCCGGTAGATGCGGCGCGCCTCAGCGGCCTTCGCCTTGCCCATTTCCGTCCAGATGACGGGTAGCCGGTGCACGCCCACTTCGTACGGCCCGGACTTCTCAACTGCGATGAAGAAGAACGCGTCGATGGGTCGCCCCTCGGACGCCGCGTAGGTGTCGTCGTAGTGCGCCTCTTGGACGTCGTAACCCCACTTCGCGACGGACTTCTCAAAGCCCGCCTTCGTGGCGTCGTCACCCGTTTTCAGGTCGGCGGCGTAGATACCATTCGGGGTTTCACCGGACAGCGCATCGAACCTCGCACGGACCGGGACGCCGTCGATTTCGGAGAACACGGACACTTCGCGGTGTTCGGCTACCTCGAAGATGGGGCGGGCTGTGGGGTGGGACAGGACAGCCTCAGCCATCGCGTTCACCTTCTGCGCCTCCCACGGGCCAATCGGAACCAGCCCCGCCGCCCGCTGCTCTTCCTCCCACGCGACCGTTGCCGCTTTCGTGGACACGTTGCCGCTGGGGGTCAGGTGCTCGTCCGGGTAGGCGATTACACCCGCGCCCACGCCGAGCACCTTCGCGTGCACCGCATGACCGATGTCAAACGCCTTCGACGTTCGGCGGTGCTTCTCGGCCCACCGGAACTTCTTGGGCGACCCTTTGTACTCGGGGAGAATGAGTCGCGCCCCGGTGCTCGAAAGCTCGGGGCGCGAATGGTAGACAGCGTCTGGCATGTCGTGGACGATCACAGTTCCCAGTCACCCGCTTCGACCACGGCCCAGCCGGCGCGCTTCCACGTTGTCGTGTACCAGGTGGTGGTGTTGACCGTGATTGTGTCGGGTTCGTCGGACGCCGCAGTCATGTGCTGAACGCCACGGTGGTGGTCGCCGTACTCGTCCTCTAGGACAACGTTGCGATGCATCACGACTCCTTCAAGCGGGCGCGCAGCCGAAGAACGCGGACAGCGTGGTCGATCATGTCCTGACTCGGCCGCTCGGGCAGATCGGCGTAGTAGATGTTCGCGCCTGGCGCGAGCCGTGCGGCTTGCAGGATCAAATTCACAGGGTTGGTAAGCCCGACGTGGATAGGAAGCCCACGGGGCGTAATACGGTCTGGGTACTTGCCGCTGCTGAACTGACTCATGACTCCCCCTTGTAGATCGCGAATGAAACTTCGATGCGCGCGTCATCCCCTGCGTGCTCGAACCCCTCAACATCAAGCTTCCGAACCTGCCTGTCATCAACCCACGCATAACCGTTGAGCGCGTCAGACACGAGCTTTGCGATGTTGTCCAGATCCGCTACACGCCCGTACTGGAAGTGAGCGTGAACCGTCAACCGGACATCTTCGATGGTGGGTTCCCAGAGTGGGCATGCCAGCTCGAACAAGTCGATGACGTTCTGTTCCGCTTTTCTGGTGGTGTCGGGTGTGTATGCGTGACCTTGGCGGGTGAACCTCGGCCGGCCCTTGGGTTTGGGTCTGCCGGGGATTACGAATGTGGTGATGTGTTCCCATCGGTCCATGCGCGATACCCCTTACAGAGTGGGCACGCACAGTCCTTGAGGAACCGGGTATACGCGCCGTTGCAGTTGTGTTCGAATGGCCGCACGTTGAACGCACGGCAGGTGCAGACGTAGTAGGTGACACGTCCGCTGGTGTAGGTGTGGAACGTCAAGAGTCAGTCGGCTCCGTTTCGGAAGTTTCAGGAACGATCTCCCATGCGGCCTGTATCGGACGGCGCAGGACAACGATGTCGCGGCCATCTGGGTCTGCGGCGATCAGGTCGAGCGCTTGCTTGACGGTGGTCGCCCCGCTGTTGAGTCCGTTGTGGTGCCAGACATCCCAGATCGTGCCATCCGGTTCGCGCAGTGCGGTCGCGTACTCGTACACGTTCATGACTTCACCTTTTCTTCGATGAGTAGTTCGACAGCCCGCCCAACAGCGAGCACACCCAACCCCGCAGCCCACACCAACACCCAACCGGCGTCACCAGCACGAGCCGACATGATGATGGCCACGATCAGAACGAACGCGGCCACCAGGGAAAGAGCGGAGAAGAATCGCGGCCACGTCATGACGGCCCCCCAGAAACATGCGATTCAGAGTTTCCGAACCTGAGCCCATCGGTCGGCCAAACCTGCGCCCCCATCTGGAAGCGGCCCCGCTCGATGCCCGCCTCTTCCCCGCGCTGCCACCCGGCGAAGTAGATGCGGCCGAGCGGCCAGATACGGGTCCACCACGGGTAGGGGCGTCGGTAGTCGGTCATCGTTCGTCCTCTCGCGCGGCTCATGCGGCGCACGACGGACAGACGCGGAGCCCGTCCTCGGTCGTGGCGTGCTCGCCGCCGATCGGTGGGCGCCTGTGGCAGTAGTCGCATCGCTCGTTCATCGTTAGTCCTTCCCTGAACCTGCGGTTATCGGGTTCATGACGACTCCCCCATTGCGACCATCAGCGCCGCTTCCGCACCCTTGACCTGTTCACGCCACTTCACAACTTCGGCTTGTGCTTTGAGCGCTTCGCCTGCGTGGTAGTCGTGGTTTTGTTTCGCCCACAACAGTTCGGTTGCCTTGTAGTCGAGGTCTTCCCGAAGCTCCTCAATGGTCTTCATCACGTTCAAGTTCCCTATCGAGTTCGTTGTGGGTAAAGAGGCGCAGGCGGAGAAGCCTCGCTGCCTCTGCCGCCTCTTCGACCGTGGAGTGCTCGCCTGCTTGGTACTTCTCGCCGTTATGGCCGACCTGGGCCCTCCACATGTTGGTGAAGGGGTTCCACGTCACTCCGCGAGCGCCGGACGTGTTGTTCCGAGCAGCCCCCCGGTTCTCTTGGTTCTGCTTGACTGTCACCGCCCGCAGATGGTCCGGGTTCACGCAGGCCCTGTTGCGACAGATGTGGTCGACCTGCATTGCGCCCAATTCCCCTATCGCTAAGCGGTAGGCGACGCGGTGCGCCACGGTCATCTGCCCGTCCAAGTAGAAGTGCCCGTATCCGTCACGGTTGCGACTCGCTGTCCATTCCCAACACCCGTCGGCCTTCGCGACCTTCTCCCAAAAGCGGGTCTCAAGCGTCCTCGTCATGGCCCAAGTCCATTTCTTCTTCGTGTCCGCATCCGCCGCAGACCCACGTCAACGACATGCGTTCGTAATCCTCAACAGCAGGGACGAACCCCTCCCACCAGCACAGGTCGCATGTGATGAGCAGGTCGCCGGATGCTTGGTAGAAACCCGACGTGCTCATATGGGCACCACACGCCAGTGGGACTTGATCGTCTCGCCACAGTCCCCGCATCTGTCCCCGTAGGCCCCAGACCGTGCGGCCTCGACGTATCCCGCGGTTGCCGTGCAAACGGGAATCCCGTGGGGCTTGTGGGCGAAGAGCCGGTGCGTCACCTCGACCGTGCATTCGGGCACCCAGTGGTCGTGCTTCTTCTCGCACTTGACGTCACCCTCGAGCATGCGTTCCAGCTCGAGCAGTTCGAATCGTGCTGCGAGCGCATCCGTTTCGACGGGTTGTGCGGCAGACCAGGTGCGGGTTTGGAAATCACGCAGACGAGACACGAACGCCTCGAAGTTCTCAGTCACGGTCCCTCCAATGGTTCTGTACCGTCTCAGCGATACGGACGACGACGGCTTCGACAACCTCACGGTCATGAGCGGTCAACCAGCGGTCGAACTCCGCCAGTCCCGCGTCGAACTCTGCGGTCCAAACAGATCCCCCAGTCGGGATCTGGAAATGCGCGTAGTCGCCGCGGACTTCCTCGGTCGTCGGCGTGTACTCGCCCATCAGCCGGCCAGTTCGAGCATTGCGACCAACTCACCAAACGACGCCACATCCGCGTGACGTGCGACAACCCGCAACGCCGCCGCCCGCTGCTCAGGTGTGTTCAGATACACGCCCTCCTCATCAGCGAGAGGGTCACGACCCGACCAAGTGCCCATGTGCTTGCTCACAGTTCTTCTCCCTTTGCTATGGCCGGCATCTTCCGAAGCCGCACCAGGTCATTCACCAACACCGCCGACACCTCATGACCGTCAGGCAGAAACACCCGCACAGCGAAGTCCTCGGCAGCCTCCAACGCGTTCGACCACACACGACCGTGGAACTCCCGAAAGTCATCCATGAGAAGCAATCCACATCATCAGCACCGCGAACCCACCCCAGAACGGCAAGCAGATCAGCAGACCGGCTAGGATGCCGCGGACAGCGTTCGTGCCCTCTTCGTAATCACGCATGACCGTCAGCCCAGCACTCGCGGGTCCGTGGAATGGGTCTGCCAGCGGATCGTCACCTCACGGGTAACGGTGCCCTTGCTGCTACCGTTCTCTTCGGTCTTCACCGTCACGTCAGCGCCGATCATGTCGATGGCCTGAACGTGCTCGAGGATCGTCTGATCCCCCGTCCTTGCGAAGCTGAGCATGACCGTTTCCCTTCTCTAACCCAAGGCACCGACGAATGCCGGTGCCTCCCGTACGCTTGAACGGCTCGAACGTCCATGCCTGCCAGCAGCGCAACCAAACCTTTCGGGGAGACCCCTCCCCTTCGCGCTTTCAGTGATGGGGCACAACCTCTACCCGCTAACACACTCCCTCAGCGCTTCACGTCCGTTCCTAACCACTCAGTGGTCGTCGAGGCGTTGCCTCTGTAGCTCCGTGGTTCTCACCTCTGTGGTGATCACATATCCCCGGCCGCGTCCGCCTTAGCGCCGACCCTTGGGTTTTCCGCCTTCCCCTGTTCGGCCCCCATCGTGCATGAGCCGTGGTAGCAGGTTGGACTTAGCTGCTGTGGAGTTGTGTTTGTGCGTGCCGCCGCGACAGTGAGCGCACGGCAAGCGGGAAATCAGGTCGGGTAAGCCCAGACCGCTTCTTCGCCGAAATGGATGTCGCCGTCCATGACAATCCCGTCGAAGCCGCCGTCGAACCACTCGCGACCATTCACACGAGTGCCCCACCGCTCCGCGATCTCGAGCAGCTCGGCTTCCGCCTGGACCGGGTCATCAACACGGGCATGCCAGACCTCGTTGACCTCAGCGCCGTAGCACGCGGCCTGACGCCGGTACTCACTGAGCCGGCGAACGAAGCTGCTCGCGCGGCCCACCTTCACGGTTCCCGTGGAGAGTTCGATTGCGTACACCCAACCGGTCATCACGCCACCCGCCGCTTCGATCGGGGTGCAGCCCACGGGTCGGAAGAGTCGTTCAGTGCCGCGTCGATCTGCGACAGGTAGAACCGCCACGCGCGGCCCACACGAAAGCCGGGGATCTGACCTGACGCGGCGTGAGCGTAAACCGTCTGCGGATGTACCCCAAGATGGGCTGCGACGGCGGCGACGTTCACCGCGGCCTCGGTCACGCCGGCACCTTGTACAGTTGCTCGGTGCGGACGCCGAGCACTTCCGCGATGTCCATGAGGAGCGCGTACGGGAGGAGTTCAGTGAACCCCTTGAGGAGCGTGTCAACGGTGACACCGACCTCGTCGGCCAACCACTCGAGGGTGTGACCCTGGGAGCGAAGCTCCTGTTGGATGGTGCTTCCTGCTGCTCGTGCCACCTCTTCGGAGGTGGTGAGTGAGGGGGGTGTGTTGTTCATGAGAGCAACACTAAGGGGTAGCACTGAGGCTGTCTAGTTCTATAGAGCAATGAAATGCGCTGAAATCACATCATTGTGATTTCCTCAGTGCTAACCCTTATCTTGCTGTGGACAACTACAACGTCCCCCCAAAGGAGGACTATGATGGCTCTCATGAACAAGCAAGCGGCACAGATGCAAGCTGCTAGGGAAATCCTGTACACCCTCGTGCAGGACAGCGGCTACACGTTCAAGGCCGTAGCCGAGCACGTCGGAGAATTGCCGACGACCTTCTCAAAGCGGTTGAAGGGCAAGCAGGCCGGATACCAGCAGCTAGACACCGCGCTCGTAGTGAACGTGCTAGGACTTCTCGGCGTCAGCTTCGCAGAGTTCGGTCTTCGAGTTGAGGCGCGCACGACGGAACTAATGCGTTCGGACCAGTGATCTCATCGAGGAAGTCGGTCAGACCAGGGCAGGTGCGCCCGAGCGCCATCACCGGGCAGAACTGCTCACAGGGCCGGCCTGTACCGCAGATCATCTCGTCGTACATTCGTTGCTCCCTCGTAGGGTTTCGGGTATCGCCTCCCGTAGGTGCCGCACTTTGGATCATCGGTGTTCCGTCGTGTGTTGCACCGTACATGTCGGTTACGTGCTGAATGTAGACGATGCCGCCGACGTTTGATGTGTCAAGGGGGTGGGTTGTGCGCTTTCCGGACGCTAAACTCAGTTGAACCCCGCAGTTTCCGCAGACTGTCCCCCAAAGTGCGGACCATAATTGGTCCATACCGTGTGTACCCAGAAGGGGGGCAACGATGCCTTACGCCAGGCGTTGGAAGTGGGTTCAGAACACAACCGGTGAGAAAACGATCGGTGCTGCGGCGCAACAGCTCGGAGTGCCGCGGGCGACCCTGTCGCGGTGGCTCAAGTCCGGAATGCCGATAGGCAGCCTAGTGCCGTTGATCGTCCGGTTCGAGTGCGACCCGATCGAAGCGTCAGTGGTGTGGGGTCACCTGCAGGACCAGGACGTCGCCCGGTTGAACTATGAAGCGTTGGTGCGGTACATCCCCATCGCCACACTCACGGCGGAACTCGAGCGGCGGGTGGCCGTCTACTCTGCGACCCGCCCCGACTCGGAGCGGAAGACATCGGCGGGGATGCTTAGGCGTGTCCCGGACGTGTAGTGCGCACTACACATTGGCATTGAAACCAGCTGAAATAGACTGCAAACGAGTGCCCGGCGACACGGCGTTTCCCGCCCGAACTTCCGCGCAATTGTTGGGATGCGCGGGTCATCCCGTAGTTCTAGAGTCACACATTCAAGCCCCGTTACTCACCCCATGTAGAATAAGGGCTGTAGGCCCATTCGGAGTACGAAAACTACACTCCGCACTACATCGGGTCTCACTCGGAGGTCACGATGCCCAGAGCGAACCCGCACAAGCTCAAGTCCGGAGAGGTCGTCTGGCGCGTCCAGTACCGCGTAGGCGGGAAGGTCGTCACCGACCAGTTCAACACCCAGAAAGCGGGCGACGACTACGGCCGGCTGGTCGAACGCGTCGGCGGTTCAGCAGCCCGCGAAGTGCTCCGCAAACGCCGTAGCAGCGCCGTGGACGTCGTCACGCTCAGCGAGTGGACAGCGACCTACCTCGACCCGGCTTCGGGCATCCTGACCGGTATTCAACCAGGCACCCGCAAAGGGTACGAACGCATGACCAGGGCGTTCCTGCCCATGCTCGGAGAACACCCGATCGACACGATCACCAGCGACGACATCGGCCGGTGGGTTCAGTGGCAGGAGGCTCAACCTTCGGGTGCGCGTGCCGGGCAGAAGGTGGCAGCGAAGACGGTTGCAAACTACCGCGCCCTTCTGTCAAACATCTTCACCGCGGCGAAGAAGCGGAAGCTCATCACGGACAACCCTGTCGACGGTGTGCGCATCACGAAGGGGCAATCACGCGAAGGCGTGTTCCTCACCCGTGACGAGTTCGACCGCATCCTCGAGCACACACCCGACCACTACAAACCGCTGCTCGTGTTCATGGTCTACACCGGCACGAGGTGGGGTGAGGCGACCGCACTCACATGGGGTGATGTGGACATGACGAAGCGAACCCCGACAGCGTCAATCAACAAAGCGTGGAAGAAGGGCGTAGACGGCGTCCCCGTGTTGGGTGTGCCGAAGTCACAGAAGGGGCGGCGGTCCATCCCGCTCCCCCAGTTGGTTCGCGACTACCTGCCCGCTCGTCGCGCATCCGATCAGCTCGTGTTCCACGGCGTCGAGGGCGGTCGCCTCTGGTACGGCATGTTCAACACGAGGATCTGGAAGCGTGCGGTTGAACGGTCGCGCATCGGCAAGTCCCCCAACATCCACGACCTGCGGCACACGTATGCGTCATGGTTGCTCGCGGCAGGCGCACCCCTCAACGTCGTACAAGCGAAACTGGGGCACGAGAAGATCGACACAACGGTGGGCGTGTACGGGCACCTTGCGCCAGGCGCTGACGAAGACATCGTGCGGGCGCTCGACGCAATCGGGGGAACACCCAAGCTCGAGCTTGAAGCGTAAGGCTTGATCCGCCCGAATCAACCCTGTGGCTTACCACGTTCCCGCCACGCCGTGTCAGCCTTGATCAAACCCTGCTGGGTCATGTCGAGAATCTTCGCTATCTCGCGCCAGGTCATCCCCTCTCGGCGTGCCCGATCGACTAGCGCGGCCCTGCGATCGGGTAGTGCGCGTTGCAGTTCTGCCAGCGCACGAAGCTCGTCCCTTATCCCCACGAAGGGTCAGCCTATTGTGGGACTCGATTTTAACAACTGAGTTGTTATACTCCGTTTAGTGCGAGTAGTTCAGGGGTAACCCTGATACCCGCATTCTTGGCGGCGAATACGTTTGGCAGTACCGAATCAGGGGGGAATCAAAATGGTCCAGACCACGTGGTACGTTCAGTACTCGGACGGCAGCTCAACCCGAGTCGAAGCTTCGAACGAGGCGCAGGCCCGGAACCGCGGATACAAGTACAACCGCTCCGGAGTCATCGTCACCGTTCACCCGGTGTGACCCAATTCCTTCGGGTTCACAAACAAAGAAAGGCCCCCCGACCTCGCGGGCACGAGGTACGGGGGGCATCTTTTTGTGCGGTTCAGTTGCAGTAGATTCCGAAGAGCCAGCAGCCGGGCCGGAACCAGTCCCAAGGGCCGAATCGAACGAACATGAGGCACCTCCCTTCGTGGGGTTCTCAATCGGGCAGTCGGTATCGGGGTTTACGGTTCGCGTAGGCGTTCACCGTGAGGTACGCGCAGAGCGTGAAAAGAGGCCATGTGAGAGAACCCCACATGACCCCTCGAGCGGTGTGGATGTACACCGCGTGACGTCGGTTGCCGCGCAACCCGAAACGGTTACTCCGCGGCGTGCTCACCCGCGGGCCTGTTCGATACAGCCCAGGTGAACCCGAACGACGCACCAAACGACGACAGCACAGAGATACCCACAGCAACCCACTGGCCCTGCGTCAACTCCGACAACGTCATGTCCCCAACGAGGACAACCAGCAACGACGACAGGCCCGCGAACGCGGCACCAGTGATCGCAGCAACCCAAGCCTTAGCGCTAGTCATGATGCTTCTCCTCTTCATTGCGGGTGTCTTCCACCGCGCGCCGTTCTTCTAGGTCCCGCCGGATGCGCCCGTCTGACAGGGTCAGCGATTCCTTCGCCTGTGCCAGCTCAGACGCGATCGTTGCGACCTCTACGTGTAGGCCGGCCAAACCGGTTTCGACGCGCTGCACACCGTCTTTCACGGACGACCCGTTGTTGAAGTGCACTTCGTGGTGGATGTCCGCGATCTGCTTGTTCTGCGCCTCGAGCGACCGATCGGTGCGTTCGATGAAGTCAGGCAACCCCTGCACCGCATCAACAACACGCGCGAACGTGAGCACTGCACGGGCGGTGCCCAGAATCCACGGCCAACCCTTCTTCCGCATGAACACGATGAAGCCGATGAACGCGATAGCGCTGGCTGACCAGCCGACCAACTGCCAGAGCGAAACCGACTCTGCCCACTCTTGAAATCCAGGTGGCATGATCCCTCCTCGGGGGAACGAGGGGGACGGTTACTTGAAGCAGTCCAACGTGCCAGCGTCCCACTGCTGACCGGTCAGAACGACCGTCACGTGGGTCTTGCTGTCAGACTGGAAAGCGGCAATGATCTTCTCCGCGCCGATGCGAGCGTGCTCGTTCGTCGGGACGTAACAGACGCCAGAGCCGCGGCCGACCACTGCGAACAGCGGCTTGTCATCGCGGGTGACCAAGACGTGAGACTGCATTTCTTCCTCCTCGGGAATGATGATCGGAATGCCCGGCCCGGAGGCTAGAGCTGATCCTGAGAAGTAGTCCCAGGGGTTACGTCGAGCACCGGACGGGTCGACCAAATGCCAATGCAAGTGCGGGTCCACGCCGCCACTGATGCCCGTGTAAGCGACGACCTCGCCCGCGTTGAAGTGCTGCCCGGACACGCCCACGTAACGGCTCAGGTGGGAGAACACGTCGCGCCAGCCGGGGTTAGCGTCGTGCTGGAAACGGCACGAGTTGCCCGCCGTCCCATCGTTCGGAACGTGCAACATCACACCCGACGTGCGGGCGTACACGGGCGTACCGATCGGTGCGACAATGTCGACGCCGCCGCGCAGACCAGACGTGCGCGCAAGGTGGTTCTGCCACGACACATACGGGTCACGGTTGTCAGCAGCGATCACCTGCGACGGGGCGTACAGCCGGTAGTTGTTCAGAGCCATCAGCCGAACGATCCCCTGAACTCAACAGCCTGCTGGGCGAACATGCTGCGGAACGACTTGTACTTCTTGTCACCCACACGCAGCTCAGGCACCTCAGCCTCAGCGATGCCACGGTTCAACGCCACCGCAGCCTTGTACGCCTCGAGCGCATCACCGTCAGGGATCACCAACCAGCGGCCCGACTCGATAACACCAAACTCATTGGTGTCGATGTTGACGAAAAGCATTCCCTCGAGAGATCCCATGTCTGTCTCCTCTTGGTCGTAGTCGAATGCGGTGTCAACAAACACGTTCGTGTCTGTGATGACACCGCCGATCGCGCGACCGCCGTACTGGTGGCCGACGATCCGTTCACGCGGGATAGACGGGATGTCAGGGAATCCCATAGGCGGCTGTGAACCCGCCCGGTAGTCGGCGACGATGAAGTTCGTTCCGGTCGCGAGGGTGGCCTGCCACGCGATGCCCGCACCGTCGTACCAGCCCGTGTACGTCAACACCTGGCAGCCGGGAATCTTGAGGCGCGACTTCACCCGTTCGATGAACTCCGCAGCCTGCACGTCAGAGAACCGGAATGCACCGTCCAGCGACTCGTTATCCAGAACGATGAAGTCGGAGGGTCGCCAGTCATGCAACCGGTCGATCATCCAGTCGGCTTGCTGCGTGGGGGTGTCGACCGTGTCAGGGTCGTTAGGGTTCGCGTCCGGCACCCAGTAGTGCCCGACGTCCGCGAAGCCCGCAGCTCGGGCGCGGTCGATCTGTCGCGTGTACCAGGGGGCAACGTACGTGTCGACGTTGTCGCCGCCCATCTTCACGTAGACGGCGCGGAACCCCTCAGCGTAAGCAACCGCGAAATCAAGGTTCCATTGGCTCGAGGCGGTATCGATTACGTGAATCATCACGCAACCTCAATGACACCTGTGATGTGGAGGTTTGAACCGTTCGTGAACGTGTACGAACCAGGCACCGCAGGGACACCCAACCCGACACCGTTCGTCGCGTCCGTGTTCCGCACCGGCTGCATCGCGGACGTGGTCGAATCGATCGGCAACACCGCGCGGACAATCGTCGTCGCACTCTCGATGTACGCCGTACCCACATAGTCGACCGCTTCGACATCGATATGCGCCTTGCACACCATCAACTGCTCACCGATCGGCGCGGACGTGAACCCGGACGGCAGACCGAACGTCCAAACCCCGGACCCGCCGTTCGTGGTCGAACCCCACACCAACTGCAACCGCCACGCGATCGTGTTCGAGCTGAGCGGCTGCCACCAACCATTGATCGAGCCGTTGCCGATGGTTGGGTTCGTGGATGCACCCAACCATGCGGGGGTGTAGTTCGACCATTCCCCGATACGGCCGATCATCTCGAACGTTGCAGGCATCGTCGTAAGGAGACGCAACGACTGGTCTTCCTCAACGTAAATGCGCCGGCCCAACCAGTTCCCCGTGATCGGCAACGCCGCGACCGTAGCCACCGTGTCGTCGTCCTTGTCGGCCTGGGCGGCGTCGTCCAACGCCTCACCCAGCGCCGCGCCCAACGTATTCGCGTAAACATCCCAATCGGGCATCGCGTCCGCGTCCGTATAGACAGGGAACCCGTGGTCATCAACAGTCGGCATTAGTCCTCCGGGCATCAAAAAAGCCGCCCGAAAGCGGCAACGACAAAAACAGTGGAACGGCTAACCGACCCACACTTGAACAGTCAAATTAGACCCGGCAACCGTCGAACCAACAGCGGTCACATCCACGGTCAACCACTCCCCAGGGTTCACCATCGAATACTCGATACCCGACGCAGTAACCGCCGTGTGCTCGCCCGCAGGAATCGTGACCGTCTCCAACACCTCAGTGGTCGACTCGTCATAATGAAGCACCACATCAACGGTGATCGCAGCCCCGGTAGGGGCAGTCCCAACCGACGCGCGAATCCGACCAACCGCGACCGCAGCCGCCTTGTCGTTGTAGAACCGCAACGCACCAGTCGAAGTCGTCAACGAACCCGAATACGGGAACGTGAAACAGTGCGACAAGAACCGCACGTTGTCGTCGAACCAGACGTCCGACGTGTTCCGGTCAGAGTCGCCCGAGTTCAACGGCACACAAGCGGTGCCCCAGTTCTGCGCCTGCAACACATGCCACGCACCCTGATACATGCCCGGCAACGTCCACACACCGTCGTCACCGTTCACCGCAACGTTCGTGCCCGCGTAATACAGGCGCGTCCCCTCAATGTTCACGACCGCTTCAAACCCGGTCGCGTTCACCAGGTTGAACGTGTAGAACGGTGCCACTGTCACCGGGTAGCTGCTGAACTGCGGCAGACTCACCGTGAACTCTTCCCCATCCACAGACGGGTGCAACTCAACGAACAGATGGAACGGGCCAACAGCCTCAACGCCGGAAGTCCAACCCTCGAACCCGCCCACGTTGATGGGATTCAGCGTCTTGCCGCCATCGCTGAACGTCACAGGAGGCAGCAACGGTTTCGTAGCCGCCCGATCCGCAGCAGACCCGTCACCCAACCCCGTGACGTAATACGACGCACCGTCAGGGTCCAACGTCACCCAATACTCAGGCAACAACCCCTGCCGCTCAAACGACCACGCAGCGGCACCCTCAGCCGGCGAGATTTTCCGCACCACAGACGACGTGACACCGCCAGCAGGAAGACCGGAACCGCCCGTCTGCGTCTTGTTGTTGACAATCGTCGTCTGCCGCGCACCCGCCGAAACCGACTTGTCAGCGCGCGCCATGAACCGGCGCACTTCCTCGTTGAACGCCAACTGCTCGACCGCACGCTTCTCCAACCAACGCGCATGCTCGACACCCTCAACAGGAAGGTTGATCTTCGGAATGTACAACGCGACCCCCTACGGGTGGTGGACGACACGAAGCAGGGTTCGGGATCGCAACCCGCCCTGAATTTGCACACTCGAACCGGTGCTGGCGTTAAGGGTCACAACGTCGCCTGCGGTCAACTTGTCGACGGCCGTCGCCACCATGTCGAACGTGGAAGCCGAAACCTGGTGGCTCGCGAACGAGTTGGCCCCGTTGACCAGCACTGAGATGAAATTGAATCCCGTGGCGGAGGCGTTGAGCCGGACCTTCGCGGTGATCGTGTACCAGCCCGTTGTTGGTACAGTCAACTCGCCGGTCGTCGTGTTGTAGGAGAATCCCGTATCGGCGAACTCGACGGTGTCCAAAAGCACGGTGCGGGCACCGGACGCCGAGGCCAGGGTCGCCGCGTTCAAATACACCATCGCACCAGTCGCACCACTGCCGCCGCCAGCAGGCGTCGCCCACGTCTGATCCCCCCGGAGGAACGTCGACGAACTCGCAGTGCCCGACCCGAGCCGCGCCGTCGCCATCGTGCCCGCACCGATCGTGGATGCGTTCTGCGTGCCAGTGTGGTTCGCGCGATCCAACAGCGTCGCATCCGACGAGTTCGCCGTAGCACCCGTGGCGATGCCCGCGAGCTTCGTCTTCTCCGTGCCGCTGTACTGCTTATACGTGGTGCCGTCCCCGATGTCGTCCTGGTCAAGCGTGACAGACGGCCCAGAGTCGCCATTCACCGACGAGACACCGCCGCCACCGCCGCCCGCCGGGGTAGCCCAAGTGTTGTCACCACGCAGGAACGTGGTAGACGACGGGGTGCCCGTAGCGGTCAGGTCGCTGACACCGTGCGTGTGCGACGTGTTCGCCTTACCCGCAATGGCAGTCTCGTTGTCGTTGACCGCGTCGACAATCTCGTCAAGCGCAGCGTTCAGCGGCACATCCCAATCAGACTGACCATCCGAGGGCAAAGTAGGGCTAATAGGCACAGCTAACCTCCATAAGTCGGCAAACCGCCGTAGACACCAGAGCCGTAGCCCTCTTCAACCGGATCAACCCCGCCAGCACCAATAGGTGTCAGCGGGCGCAGGTTGTATTCGCTGATCGGACGGCCCGACCACAGTTCGTTCCACTCCGCGATAGTGAACCCCGCGTTGACCGCGTTCGTGTCCGCGAAGGTCGTATCAACCTCAGCCTCATACGACACGCCGGACGCAGACAACGACGCCGCACGAACCCTGTAAACCGCGTAATCATCGAAGATGCGGGCACCCGCAACGTTCCCGTACGCCTGCCCCTCAAACGCAGCATCCGGCAACACATGCCAAGCCGAACCCGAAATGCGACGCGACACCGAACCATGCCGGCGAGCCGTGTGCAACATCACCAGGTGCGCGTGACCCCACGACGTCAAGAAGTCGTTATCGATCTCCGCGCCAACCTCTTCCGTCGCACGCTCATCAGTGCACGCAGGGAGGATGTACTTCTTGCGACCCAACGACACACCAGTGCCGATGACCCTGAGCGACGAATACTCCGAACCATTCGGGGCGATACCAACCAGCCGGTACGGGGCACGAGCGAGGTTCTGAGACCCAACAACAGTCACCAGCAACGAACGGGTGTCCGGCCCAATCTCGACCAGCACACGCCCGCCCCACGCCTCCCACTCAGCAGCAGCAACCGGCACATCGTACTGATCCAACACCGCGTACACCGACGCGTCAGCAGAGTCATACGCGACCGTGTCAGCACACACCGGCTGCACCACAGACGACAGCGACGCATCCAAATCAATGGTGAACTCGTGCACCTCGCCAGCGTCCAGATTCGACACCGGGTTCAGCTCGTTACCCACCACCAACGCGTCAGTGATCTCCGCAACCGGGTAATACCACGCCTCAACCGTCTGCGACAGTTGCGAATCATCCAACGCCCACGAAAACGACGACTCACGAATACGATTCGCCGTCACAGTCCGCGGCGGACGAACCACAATATCCGCACCAACAACCGACACCTCGAACTGGTACGCAGCCGTCAACTTCTTGACGTACTCCCACACGTTCCCGTACCAACCAGGCGCAACAACCTCAACAGCACCAACAGTCTCGTCAATGACAATGCCGTCAGTGACCGAGCACAACCCGAAGTAGTACAGCAACAACGACTCGAGGGTGCCCACATGCGGGTCCGCGGTACGGTCACACACGAGAGCTGACAGGCGGGTGAGGGCGTCCGCTTTCACGTTCGCCCGGTCACCCGTCAACGCCTTCACAACACCCTGCGTCGTACCCCGCGCACTGTCCGTAACCGCAGCGGTCTTATTCAGCAACGACTTAGCGTCAGCACTGAACGGCACCGCAAACGACACAGCCCCGACACCACCGAAGTTGTCAGACGGGTCCAACGGGGTCGAGTCCTCGCCGACAGTGATGTCCGAAGCGTTCCACTCCGGCACACCATCAACGCGGATGTCTACTCCCATTCGCCAACCTCACCCAACTTCGCAGTAATGGACACCTGGTCAGGAGAGCCGACCTTGAACGCCGCCCGAGTGGGCTTCCCAATAAACCGGCAACCCGAATGGCCCTGCCCCGAAATGAACCCACCAGTCTCGGGGGTTACGCCGTCAGGGAGAACCTGAACGATCATCCCCGCCAACGTGAACGTGCCCGGTGTGGTGTTGTCCAACGACAGCTCGAGGCCCGTACCTTCGATCTCCGTGTTCACGCGCGTGGTCGTCGCCGTTGACAGGATCGTCGGATAGACGACCGTGCCGGCCGTGGAACCGGTGTAGGGGGTTACCTTCACCATGTCCTGCGCGTCACCCGCACCGTGCACACCAACCCACGCCACATACCCGGCAGGGATCGGCACGAACACAGACCGCAACACGGAATCCTCGGTGAGCGTGTACGTTGCCAGCTCAGCCGGGTAACCCTGCGACGTCACCGAGTTCGTCGACAACGTCGGGCGCACGTCACCAGCCAAAGGCACACCGTCATACCCGCCAATCGAAGGAGTCGCCCACGACTGCGGCAACACATTCGACCGAGCCGCAATCGGATCCAACCAATAGATCAGACCAGAACCGTAAACACCGTCCGCATAGTCAGTGACCTGACGACCCTCAGCAGCCGAAATCGCAGTCCACGAAAGGTAATACTCGTGGTGCGAGTTCGTAGACGCCGACACCCCCAAGCCACCATTCAGGTAGCTTGTCGGCTGCGACCAACCCACCGACGAAAAGTCCGGGTCAATGTCCGGGTCGGGAACCTCCTGCATGTACGCGCGCGTCCCAAACCACATCAGGCTTGCCCCCTAATCGAAACGCCAACATTCCTCGAGGACAACGCACCCTGAACCGCCGGCACGGGGACCGTGATTCCGGCCACGTCCCGGATCTCCCGAAGGGTCTGCAACATCAACGCGAACGGGAAGTCCTGGCCCGACGATGCCTCCGAAGACGTCTCAATCTTCGGCGGCGCGACGAGGTGCGCGACTGTCGTATCAACCTTCGGTTGCATCTTCGTGATACCGCGGTTGTAGCCCTCGGCCGTCTGCATACCGATGACGGTGAACACCTTCGACGGAGACGCGATACCGAGCAGATCCTTAGCCCAGTTGACGGCCCCGCCGATCACGTCCGTGACCACACTCAGCACCCGCGACGCCATGCTCCGCACACCCGAGATGAACCCGGCGATCATGTCCGCACCGACACGGACAAGCCACGAACCAGCCCCGGCCAAACCCGACATGATCGAAGACGGAAGCCGCAGAACGAACGCAATAGCAGCGGTAATCGACGCACTAATGCTCGCGGCCATGCTCTGGAAGAACCCGGCGACCGAAGTGACCACATTCCCAACCCCAACACCGAAGTCCGAGACGCTGCCGCCCGCATCCCCGACAACCCCCATGAATTCCGTGAACGTAGTGTCCCCAGCGAGCCAGGACAGGAACGCGTTCATGTTCGCGAACAACGACGCCGTATTGGTCGCCAAATCCACAAGCAACGGACTCAACACAATCAGGATCGAAGCCAACGCGGGAAGCAGCTCGCCACCAGCCCGCACCAGCTCGGGCATCAGGGGAATGATCGCCGTCAGCAGGTCCGTGAACGCGGGACCAGCCTGAGTCAGCGCCTCAGACAGAACCGGCCCGACCGCCGTCACCAGAGTGTTCAACATCGGGACCAGTGTCGTGTTTGCGAACGTCACAAGCTGCGTCATCGCCGGCAGGAGGGCCTCACCCAACGCTGCCTTCGAGTTCTCAAAGTTCGCCGCCAACGTCCGCTGCTGATTCGCCAACGAACCCGACGTGCGCTCAAAGTCACCCGACGCGATCGCAGCCTGCGACATGATCTCTGCCTGAGCGGCCAACACACGCTGCTGCGCAGTCAACGACCCGACACCGTCGAAGATGCCCATAGACATAGCGCGGGCTTTCAACGTGGCGTCGTCGAGGAGCACACCGTATTTACGCAACGGCTCCGACTCGCCACGCAACCCCGCACCGATCGCGTAAATGGCATCCTCAGGGGAACCACCGAAGAACGAAGCCAAGTCGCCGCCGAGCGTCGCCAAGTCCGTCGAGAACGTGACTAGGTCGCCACCCGCAAGACCAGCCGCCTGACCATACACACCGAACGACTGAGCAGCCTGCAACGCAGCCAACTCGCTCTGCCCGATCGCCGTGGCGCTACCATCCGCCCAAGAGTTCAGTGCAGAAAGCGACTCCGCACCAAACACCTGCTCGATCGCCGACCGCGTCTCGGAAAGGTCCGACGCGATGCTGATACCGTCCATTGCGAAATCGACACCCGTGCGCACAGCGTCACCGATCAGGTTCCCAATACCGAGAACCGCGAGCGCACCCACAATCGACGCACCAGCACCAGCAATACCCCCGACGAGACCACCGCGGAGACCCTTGCCGGCGTCATCGCCGATGCCACCCCAAACACCCGCGAGACCGGCAGACTGCGACCGCACAGCAGCAGCAGTACCCGACATCGAAGGGACCAGCGAGTAATACGCAGTAGCCAGCTCAACACCCGCCATAGCCGGCCCCCTAGATCAGTTGTTCCACCACGACATGAACTCAGACGCAGGGATAGCCCCACTGCCGAAGCGCTGTTCCTTCTTGATGCCGGGACGCTTCACCGGCTTAGGCCGCGGGGCGTTCTTCTTACCCGCCCGCTGCCAGTTCGCCGCGTGCAACGCATCCACCGTCGTCGCCAACAGGTGCTCAACCACGCCCCACTCCGCGTACTCCGGATGCATGTCCCGATACAGTGCGGACTCACGAGGCGAATGCTGCACAAACACCATCAGGTCAAGCCACGACAACCGCTTAGAACCAAGCTCATCAAGGTTCCGCCCCGCAACAAGCAGGTCGTACCTGATCGCCTCCCCACGCTCCCTTAGGAGTTCGAGGAGGCCGAAGATTCCCCCAGGCCAATACCGGAAGCCTCACGCCAAGCCGCACCGAACGCCTCGAGCTGATCGTTGGACTCGAACAACGCCCACGCGCCAGGCGCGTAGTGCTCGAGCAGCGCACGAGTACCGCGGACATCAGGAGTCTCCGCGAGAGTCACCACAATCTCGGGCTTGATGTACTTAGCCAGCGGGATACTAAACGACTTCTTCGAACCCGGCAGAGAGAACTCAAACCGGTTCTGACCAATCGAAGCCTGCGACTTCGGAACCTCGAACACCATCGGAAACACCTTTCGGAAACAACGGAAACAGAGGAGGTAAAGGTGGGCGGGTGTGTTTCCGGGCACCCGCCCACCGGTCTGAGTTACGCCGAGAACACGCCGTCGTCGGTGTAGATGATGACCGAGTCGCCGTTAGCGTCAGGCAGGCACGCGAGCGTCACGGGGAGCTTCACGGCGTCGTTCGTGACGAACGTGATTTCACCCTGCGTGGACACCTGCCCGCGGGGAACAACAATGCGGATCTTGCGGTCGCCGTCCTTGATCTGGAAAACCCACGACTTCTCAGGAAGGTCGTCCGCGTTCAGGACAGCCTTCACACGGGTACCCGTCGAAACGGTCGCCGCGGTAACAGTGACGTTGTCCTCACCGAAGTAGTTGTTCAACGCCTCAACGGAAAGCTCGAGGTGAACCCACGCCAGCTCCGCGGTGAACTCGTCCAGAACACGACGAACCTCAGCGCGCGACCAGTCACGAATCGACGTCGTCGACCGGTCAGGCGTCAGGGTAAGCCCGTCCTCGTCGACATACCCCGAGTCAACGAAGTCCTCGTCAAGAGCGGCCACAACGGTCGCGGGAAGTGCGGTGCCGTACGGTGCGGACAGGATCGCGCCAGTCACGCTCTGATCGGGCGCACCGATAAACACATTTGCTGAATTGACTGCCATTGTGTGCCCCTCTCAGGCATGACAAATAACCCCACGGTCGTGAGGCTTGAAAACGGGATGGGTTACGCGGATGCCCCGCGCATAGCGACTTCAACGGTCGCCGTGTAACGGGATTGGTTGCTGTCAGGATCGGGAAGGTTCTGCGGACGAGACACCACGTTCACCGAAGTAACCGTCGTCGACCCCATCACGCCGGCACGAGCCGCGGTCACAATCTGTGCCACCGCTCGAGAGCACAACCCCTGCGCAGCCGACTCAGTAGCACCCCAACCCTCAACCACGAACCTGGTCACCGCGGTAACCATCGTCGGATCGAACCCGCCGATGCTGTACGCCCGGATGAACCGTGCAGGGCGGGTCGCAGGGACCTTCGTTGACGCCTTCACGCCCGCGTACGTGCCGTACACATTCTGTGCCGTCAGGAAGGCACACAGCACGCCCTCAGGGTCCGGGAAATCGACGCGCTCAGCCACGACCAGCGTCCAACGCCCGAGTCAACGACCGATGCTTAGCCTCATTGACCTTCGCCTCAGCAGTCTCCGTGAACACCGCAACACGAGGCGTGTTACGCGAACCAGACCGCGACTGAGACTCAACCTCAACGCCCTCGCCAGCGGCCGAAGCAATCGCCTCACCACTCGACTCGAGCGCAGCCAAAACAGCAGCCTGCCGCATGAACTCCCGATAGCCGGTCTTCACATGCCACTCCCAACGAGTGATCACCGTCCTAGCCATCGAACCTCCTCAACAGGATCTCGTCATGCGCCGCCACACCCGAAGGCGAACGGAATCCCGAAGGCGCACCACCCACCTCGTACGTGTCACCGAACACAACCCGATCCGACGCGAGCACATCCGAACCCAACGGGGCCAACAGTCGCTTCGTGACTTCCAAACCCGCCTGCCTGTGCAACAGGATCTCCTCAGACGACAACGGCTGCACCCGACACCCGGCGATGCTCAACTCGTCCGGGGCAGTCCAGTCCTCAACAAGATTCCCGTGCCCGTCGTCGACCGTAGAAGCCCGCTGCCTGGTGACGGTGTCCGTGTAGAAACTCCGTGTCACGGACGCATCACCACCACACCCGGCCGGCGCGGGAACAACTTGTCCAACGCACGCTTCTCACCAGTGGTCAGCTCCGAAATGGCGTTATACGAATCGAACCCGAACGTCACCGACTCGGAACCGCCCGTCTCCTGCTGAACACCAGCAGCAGCCGCAGGATCAACCGTGTCCAACCGGGAAGCGATCGTGCACACCAACTCCACCAACGCATCCGGCAGAACCGTGTAACCGGCGTCGTACTCAATGGTCAGATTCTCCGAACAATCCGTGTTCAGAACACCGCCAGCACGCAACGTCCAATCGACGTCGTTGCCGTCATCATCGACCACCGAAGTGACCGCGATGACCGGCCGTTGAGGCAACTGCACAATCTGCCCGCGGGCAGTGATCTCGTACGTGTCCTCAGTCAAATTGAGACCCGTGTAACCGCGCACGCGAGCCGAAGCCCGCGCGAACGCACCGGCACTGATCGTCCCCATGCCGAACGCGGTCGCGTCATCCTGGGTAGCCAAAGGATCAAGCATCACGCCTCCTTCAATGGGGGCGGTGGGGGCACCCGGAATGCCCCCACCGTTGGATTAGGCCGAGACGTAGTGCTGAACAGCGGTGGCGCGGAGGACCTTGGCACCGTAGACGTGGAGACCGTCGATCTGGTCACCGAACGCGTCCAGCGCCGGGTTGGCGCGCTGCTGAACAAGCTGCTCAGCGAACGCAACCGCACGACCCCAGTAGCCGATGAAGACCGGCTTGGAGGTGTTGGTCAGCGACGCGGAAGGCGTCTCAATGACGGTGAAGCCGCGGTAACGACCGATGACACCGTTGCGGAGCGTCTCGTCCGAACCCGACTCGTTCGCCTTGAACAGCGAAGTCGACGAGTCCATGAGGAACGCAGCAGCCTCAGGGTTGACCGCAAGGTAACGGTCGCTCGAAGGAACCTTCGCCTTGACGAGAGCGGTGCGGATGTTCCGCACTGCCGTGTCAGCAAGGGCCGCGGTCGTGACAGCAGTCGTGCCAGCCGAGGTGCCGCCCGAGATCATCGCGGTGAGAATGTAGTCCTCAGCGGTGTCCGCGAGGCCAGCGCCAGCGTCACGCTGGAACGCGTCGAACGAACCAGCAGCCTGCACCTTGTTCACGTCGTCAACGAGGTAGGCGTAGTAACGCTTCTGGTCGATGAGGAGCGACTGGCTCGAGTCGGTGAGCGCCTGACGGGTGATCGAACCCGCGTATGTGCCGATCGTCGGCTGGGTGAAGCCGGTGATCTTCACCGTCTCACCACCGTTGACGATGTCGCCCTCGTATTCGCGGTTCAGCGTCGGGATGACAAAGGTGTTCTGGTGCAGGTTCTCAAGAAGAGAAGAGTGCCAGATCGTAGGAATGTAGTTGGTAATAGCCATTAGCGGCTACTCCTTTCAGGAAATGCCGAGAAGCTTGTCCAGCCGGCCTTCACGGCGGGCGGCGTTCACTTCCGCGGGAGAGAGTTTGTTGAGTTCATCGATTGACGTGATCTGCTTGACCTGGTTACTGATCGGGTCGCCCTGCTTGCCCTGACCATCCGAAGACGGGGCAGCCGGCGGGGTTCCCTTGAACGCCAAAAGCGCGGTGGCGGCCTCTTCAAGCGCTTCCTCCGTCGAACCGGAGAGAAGCGCCTCAGGCACACCATGCTTCGCGGCGATAGATGCACGAAGACGACCAACCTCGGCGGCAGCAAGAGCCTGCTCAGCCTTCTCAGCACGCTCAATGAGCTTCTGCTGCTCGGTCTTCTGGGCTTCCTCGAACTCGTCAAAGCGTTTCGCTTTTTCCGCGTTCTCCTTCGCCCGCTGTTCGTTCTTCCGCGCGATTGCCTTCCACTTCTCCGCTTCCGCGGCGATGTCAGGCGTGTCAGTCGGGGCGTCCGTGGCGACCGTTTCGGCCGGCGTAACTTCCTCGACAGTTTCAGTGGTGTCAGTCATTGCAGATCCCCGTTTCGGGCATAGAAAAAGCCCCACCGTTTCGGTGAGGCTCATCCCACTTAGGTGGGAAGTATTAGTTCAGGTCACTAGGACCAGTGAAATGTTCGCCAGCCCAACCCAAAGTCGGACCCAGCTCGCCATGCATGTTCACTACGACCGTTTCGGCGCGCGGATCAGGTTCAGGGTCGAACTCGACCAACGGTTCAACACCGCAGTCGCAACCAGGGTGAATGGGCATCAGGTCAGCCTTGCGATACCGGTTCGTTGAAGCGATACGGCACTTGTCACAGTCCTCTTTGCCCGACAAAACACGCCGGTAGAACTGAAACCCAGACGACCCAACCGAACGTGACGCCTGTCGGTTCCGAGCCTGCTGCAAATCCGTCGAAACGATCGACGTCAACCGGTTCAGACCCTCGCCGACAGCGTCCGTGTACGCCGTACCGTTCGCCAACGCCGTATAAATCGAGACGGCAGGTCTGCGGTACACCTCAGACGCCGCCACACCCCGATACGCGACCACAGAACGATCAAGCGACGCAGTGTACGACACGCCAGCAAGCGACGCCATACGGCCCACATACGCGTCCGTCAACGCCGCGAGCTGCAACTGCCCAGCCTGCACAGCCGGAACAATCTGCGCCACAATCCGCTCAACATCCGCATCACGGAACGACGAAGCCGCCCCCCACACCGCCAACGCATACGCAAGCACACGTTCACGAATCTGAGAATTAGCGGACTCGTACGCACGGATCAGCGCATCACTCTCCGCCGACATTCACGTCACCAGGATTCTGCGCCGGCTGCTGCGGGAACAAAGCCGCCAACTGCAACTGCTCAGCGGCACGCTCAACCTCCATGCGGTCAACCTGCTCCGCCGAGTAACCCAGAATCGTGGTCATGATCGTCCGCCACGGAACACCCGAAGCCTTCGCCTGCGTCGCAGCCGCATACTTCTCCTGCAACGACACATGCTCAGGCGGCATCCACAGCAGAGTCACGCTGTCCTGCACGTCAGGGTGCTCAATGCGAAGCGCCGTCTCCAAAGCCGCCTCGAGCGGCGGCGTGAACCGTGCAATACGGTCACGAACCTTGAAGATCAACCCTTCCTTGTTGTACGCGGCACCCTCAGCAGACTGATTCGCGGCATCCTGCAACATCGGCCCCAGAGGAACCGACAACGTGCCAGAGAACTCCCGAAGGTCATCCTTCACGGCCTCGAGCATCGCCCGAATACCCTGCGACCCGTCCTGAGACTCCCAAATGTCGACACCCTCAGGGAGATCCCACACCGCACCAGGAGCAGGCTCGAACAACGCCGCATAGTCGATCGGGTTGTCGTTCTCGTCCGTGGGAGGAAGCCCGCCCTTGAGCGCGCGCTGACGGAACGCCTGAATCGCGACCGTCGACAACCGCTGCAAAATGCCGACGTTGATCCGGTCAATCAGGTCCGTGTGCTCCTCGAACTCACCCGTACCGCCGTGGTTCTCGAGCGCGAACACCGGGATCGGGCCTTTGAACTTTTCAGGCTCGCCAACAGCAACCCAGTCGCCCTCTTCCGCATTCTTCCACGGACGCTTCGACTTGTCGTCGGTCGCCGGGCGCGCGAACTTCTGACGCTCCCCCGGAACCCACACATACGCGTAGTCCAAAGCTTCGTCGTTGTCGCGCCACACCTTCAACGCCGCACGCGACACCCAAGGCTGCAAAGGATCCGTCGCCGCATACATGAACTCAGGCTGCTCAGCCGTCACAACAGCATTGCCGGCCGAATCCTGCCCAACAACGATGTACGCCGCCGACGTCGTCAACGTATCCCGAATCGCATCCGGCACAGCCACATCAAGACGATTCCGACGCCAAATCAGACGAACCCGGTCATCATCCTGGTTAGCCTGACCAACCTGAACACCATTCGGAACCATCCGATTCGCAGGAGCCTCAACAGCCAACCCGCCAAGGTTCGCACGAGCCTTCTTCTGAAAACGCGTCCACGAAGCCCGAACATTCTGGCCCATCTCCGGAACCGGCGCGTCACCATTCGCATAGCTCCGCAACCGGTCAATCCGGGGTCGCCTCTCATCCAAACGCTTCGCGAGAATCGGAAGCCACTCCTCAGGCGTTCGAGCCATTCCAACCCCCTAGTTGATGCGCCGCGGAACCCCCCGGCTACGCAAGCCGATGCCCTTAGCGAGCGCGTCCTGCCGCGCCGTGTAAGCCAACACCGCAGCAACCGCGGCATCGATTTTGTTCAGGGAGTCCGGATTCTCCTTGTGGATCTGCACGCCCTGCGCGCCAAGACGACGCCGAGCGTTCAAAACATGAGCAGTCAACGACTTCTCACCCAAATGACGGATCTGCTTCTCAGCAATCGCCTCATACATGCGGTTCAAAGCGTCAGCAACAGCAACACCACGCCGGCCAGACATCCACCAATACATCGGATGCCCCGCCACATGCCCGCGAACCTTCAACCTCGACGCGTACTTGCCCTCCCACGCATCAATACGACCCGACCACTTCGCAGCCGGATCGCAATACATGGCAACCACCTGATACGTCTTGAACGTGTCCGCGACCGTAGCCTCAATCTGCTCAATCGGAGCCGACCAGCCCTCACCCGAAGGCCCGTCAGGCTGCTCCCACACACCCAGCTCAAACAGCAACCCGTCAGAGACGCGGCAGCCGATCAGAGCGGTAGCGTCAGCCTTCCCACGTGCGCGACCCTCAGAACCGTCAAACCCGACCGTGATCAGCTCGCCACGAGCCGGCGGAGTAGGAACATCATCAGGCAACGGACCAATAGCACGCCACTGAACCTGCGACACCCACGCATCCTGCGCCGAGTTCGCCTGGTTGAAGAAGTATCGCCTCGAATCAGCCGGATCGTTGCGCGGATCGAAAATCTCATCCAAGATGCGCTGCAAATCCATCACATCAGCGAACGGACCATACGCTTCCTTCAACCCCGCCAACACGGCAGCCTCATCAGACAAATCCGGAGTCGGATCCGCCTCACGATGATCGAACAGCAGGCGCGCACGTTTCGTCTTACCCGCCTGAATCAGCCGCGCCAACTCATGCGTGCCCTCAGCAACCGAACCCTGCCCATCCATGTACATGGTGGACGTCTCGAGCGACCACGGCGTAGCAGCCTTACGCTTGCCGAGATTACGACGAACCGTCTTATACATGCGGTGCAAGCCCGGCAGCACATAAAGGTGCGTCTCGTCAAAAACGACGAACGTCTCTTTACCGCCATCCTTCGCGGAATCCGAAGCGGTCGACGGGATGATCTCCCCACCATTCGGCAGAAACACACGCGTCAAACCAGCACCATCACGAGGCATGCCCGCAGCGAGCGGTCCCTCGCTCAAGTTGAAGTAGATGTTGTCGTAAGTGTTGCCCGCCTGGCCCTCTTCCGTCGCCAAACACCGAATCACCGGGTACGTGACAACATGCCCGACCGGTTCGCCCTCTTCGAAGTCGTACCGGAACTTGCAACCCGTCAGCAGGCAGCCGGCGTCCTCGCACGAGAACACCTCGCCCTGTTCCGCCCAGTGATCGAACCTGACCGGAGCCAAAGCCTCACCCAACGCGATAAACGCCGCCAGCTCAGACTTCGCGCGACCCTTCGCCCTCGAAATGAACACCGAGTCATACTGACGACGCCCGGACTCGTCTAACGCGTAACAGTCGACGACAAACCCGGCGAACTCGCCATCCAACTCGATATCAGTACCAACAACATCACCAGGACCGTGGACGCAATGCCACTCGATCCAATCGCACAGGAAGTGGCCTAGCGAACGAGAACGGTCATGATCGGGCGCGCGAACCAGCTCACGCATCATCCAACTTGCGACGACTACGCGATGACATATCAGTCACAACCGCGCCAGACTCAACAGCCTCGAGCTTCACCGGCACATACCGAATCCGCAACTTACGACGAGACTCAACAGTCGTCCCCAAATAGCCGTCCTCACGCTGCCGCAACTCCGACGCAGCCGAAGCCACACCACAGAACGCCGCATCCGCCGTATGCACCGCAGTGTGCAAAGCGAACATCCAATCAGACTCACGCCACAACTTACAATGCGGCATCGACGACACCACAGCCCACCAATCGTGAGTCATCTGCTGCAACACGACTTCCTCTTGGCCGGCGCGCGTAATCACAGTCCGCGTAGCAGGAAGTTCAGGCTTCGGACCCGCATACGGGACGTCCTCAACCTCAGTCCAATCCAAACGAGGAGCACCCTTATTCAGAGACTTCTCATTCGGTTGACGGCCAGGAACAGCCATGATTTGCCTCCCGTTTCGGGACATAGAAAAAAGCCCCCCGTTTCGGGAAGCCATACGCGCGCGCGTGAGAAAGGTTTCTAATTCATTCGCACAGCGATCCACAGCACCTTCCCGCGCTCCGACCGGGTGGGGAGGGGGTGGGTGGCCCCCGGTTGGTCAGTTGAGTCCGGGGTGTTTCTCTGTTGGTCGTCGTGTGCTTCGTGGTGTTCGTGCTGCTCGTGCTTGTTGTTGTGTTTCTTTGTTGTGATGCCATGCGCAGAGCATGACGACGTCGTCTACCCCTACTTGCTTGCCCTCATACCAGCGTGTGGTTTCGTGTGCCTCGAGCTTGGTTGTCTCGGTGCAGCGTGTGCCGTCTCGCATGGTGGCTGTGCACCTACCCCCGTCCCTCAGTAGGGCTGCCCTGCGTATTGGGGTGGGGACGTGTGTGGGGCGGGAGTGTTCCCAGTGGTGGGGGGTCATGTCTCCTGCCGGGGGTGTTGTCCCTCAGGGTGGGCACTGTTTGGGTGGGGTCTGTTTGAGGTAGGTTGCGTTCATGAGTGGTGTGCAGGTTGTGTATGTTCGTCAGCCGAAGAGTCTTGTTGGGACTTATCTGTTGTGGTTCTTCCTCGGCGGGTTTGGTGTGCATCACTTCTACACTGGCAACCCCGGTGCTGGGATTGCCATGCTGTTGCTGAACGTGGTTGGTTGGGCGTTGACCGTCTTTCTGGTCGGGTGGCTCATCCTCGCGGTGGTCGTCATCTGGTGGATCATTGATGCGTTCCTGATCCCCGGATATGTGAGAGCCGCTAACACCTAGTCTTTGCGGTGTGGGTTGAAGTTCGCCCATAACTCTTTGATTGCCGCCCAGTATTCGGGTGTGACCTCAGCCACGGGCAGCCTCGGCCTGCTTGTGCCAGTCCATGTGACCTTGCCAAAGCGCCGCCGCGGCAGGCAGCGCCGCGAAACATACCGAACAGGTCGGGGCCACAAACACCTGAAAGTCCTCGTCCGACTTCACAAGCCTGATACCCAGGTCGACCGCGCGCTGTTCGATTTCTGCCTGTTGGGCGGCCAACGCCTGCAACCGCAGGGCGTGGTCCACGTAAGCGGCCGTCATCGCCTGGACTCTCTTCTCGCCGATCATCATTTCTTCGTCCTCAGTCCTTGCGGTGTGGGTTGTACTTCGCGTACCAACCCCGTGTGTTCTGGTCTTCGGCCATGTCTTGTTCAGCGCATTGCCCGGCAGCCCACGATGACGTGTACTCGGAAGCGCACTCACTACAGGGATGCATCAAACAAGCACCTCGACGCCGACAACGGACCCGGACTCGTCGAAGTCGATGTTCACGGTTCCGAAGTTGCCGCCGAACGACTGGGTCATGGTGACCCTGGCTGACTCCTCGGTTAGATAGACGTATGCAACCCCTTCGCCGGGGTCATGCCGGATCAGCATCAGTGCTCCATCTTCGCGGTGTCTTCGACGGCGGTCACGAGTTCGTCTAACGCAGCCTCAAGCTCAGCGAACAACTCATCCCTGGTCATCTGCGTGCCACCTCAACGTCTGCTCGTAGCATTCGATGTCGCCGCAATAGTGCGTAGCGATGATCACGCGCCCGGTGATCGTCCACCCGATGACGATGGTTTCGCGGGAGTATTCGTCGTGCCCTCGGTAGAAGGGGAGAAGTGTGGCCCACCCAAACCAGCGCCATTGTGGCTTCCAGAACCACACGCGGCCACCAGCAAACGACTTGATCTCATTCTTCAAGCGCGCCTTGAACGCCGCGCGACGCTGAGCCTTCCGAAGCGCACGGTCACGAACGAACTCGTATCGCTCATCCCTGGTCGTCATCATCCGCACCCCACGCGAGCATGTCGTTCGTTGTGACCTTCATGTACGAGATCAGACCCATCGTGGTCACAATGTTCTGCGTGTCCGGAACCTCACGGAGAGTGCGCACGCCGGCTTCCTGGATGTCCTCAACGTTGCTCCCGAACATCTGGATGACGTAGCCCGACATGAGCGCACCTGAACACTCAGCAGCGAAGTGCGCCTGAATGGCGTCCTCCATCGCAGCCTTGGTGTCGGTCACAGTGACTACCCTTCGACGTTGTGCGTGTAGAGCTTCGACCGCATCGCGCTAGCCGCGCCGGCTGCTTCATCGACAGTCGCGTAGTACCCGCAGTGATATTGGCGTCCGTTGTGCCTCACCTGAGCCAACCAAGTACTACTGCGCTTGTCCCATGTGACACCGCGCGCCCCGGACGTGTTGTCCTTGCGCAGCCCCACGTTCTCCAAGTTCTGCTTGTTAGTCGCGAGTCGCAGATGTTCGGGGTTCACGCAGCTCGTGTTCCGGCAAATGTGGTCGATGAACAGGCCCTCGGGGATCTCGCCGTTCGCGATCTCGTAGGCGACACGGTGCGCGGGGCGGACCTTCCCGCGCCATCCGAAGCTGCCGTAGCCTCGATGGTTCGTCGCACCGGTCCACTTCCAGCAACCGTCGCGCTTTTCAACCTTGTCCCAGAATCGCTCTTCCGGGGTGGGTTCGTACCGGCCGTCGAAGCTTCCGTAGCGCCGCAGGCGGTAGTAGTGGGGGCGGCAGTGCTGGCGGTTGATCGTCTCGGTGTAGCAACCAGGGACGATGCAGGTAGACTTGTTCACAGCGAACTCCTCAATAGTTCGTTCGTGCCCCCGGAGGATGCCAGTCCTCGCGGGGGTTTTGTACGCTCTATTGTCTCACGGCCCTATGACAGTTCCGGGGGCAGCTCACACCGCCTGTTCCGTCAGGATGTGCAGCCACAACCACAGCCCACCGCCGAGTGCGAACACAGACCATGCGATCTTCCCCGCCGTGGTCTTGATGTGAAACCACGAAACCAGGTGGTCGGAGAGCGTGTCACGGTCGCTGTCATCGCCTGCCCGGTTCTTGCGGATGATCGCGGGAATCTCAACGACCGCGAACACGAGAATCCAGACGATCCACGCCCACGTCCAACCGTTCATTCAGTGTCCTCACCCGCGTGACAGTCATCAGTGGTCGGAAGCATCAGCTCCGTGTCAAGAGGCAACTCCGTGGGCGCATACATGATCTCGGCTCTCTGCTCGAACAGGAAACGAATGTAACGACGGGTGACGCTGATACCGGAGAACATTGGCCCTCCAGAATCTTTGGAGAAACTTCGTCAGGGGTATTGACAGGTGTATACACACCCCGTAGATTTGACACATGAACACCAACCAGAGCACCGCCGCCCAGATCAACGCCGAAGCCGCCCGCTTCCAGACCGAGGTCGGCCAGGCGTACACCGTGGCACCGAACAGCTACGGCGTCCGCATCGAATGCAACGCCTGCCGCGAGTCGGCGACGCACGACCGGGCTTACCGGTTCCCCAACCTCCACCGCTGCCCCAAGGTTGCTCGCGTGGCCGACTTCGAAGAGCGCACTGTCAACGCCGACGGCACCGTAAACCGCGTGCTGTACTTCGTCTGATCCGATGCCGAACCAGCCGAAGACCCCCATCCGCACAGTCCGGGTGGGGGATTCGCTTTGGGCCGCAGCCCGCGAAGCCGCAGCGGACAATGGCGAGACCGTCTCGGACGTAGTCAGGCGCGCCCTTGAAGAGTACGTGGCTCAGACGGCCCACGACTCATCAATGTGATAGACGGCCTTCTCGAGCATCCCCTGAGGTGCCGCGTCAAAATGGTGGCAGCAGTAGTCGAGCGCACCAACCGAGAAGATCACCCGGTGATACGCGGCTGCACCACAACGGCCAACATCGCAACGGTCGGCGGCCTTCAAGATCCGACGTGGGACCTCAGCCGGCGCGACCATCAGCCTTCGACCATTCAGCCAACGCCGCCTCCGGAGTCGACGGGACCTCCCGAACTGACAGGCCCCTGCCTCTTGATGGCGCAAACGCCAGAGCAGGAACCGCCAGCACGACACCCACGAGACCCCCGGCACCGAGCAACCAGACCATGACCACACTCGCCGCAGCGAGCACACTCACCCGAATCAACGTTCGCGTTGTCATGAGTCATCGCACCCCCTACAGGATCTCCTCGAAGCGGGTCCGCTTACCCTCGAACACAAACGCATTCATGCCCGAAGACGACCGCTCACCCTTCAAATTCGAGAACCACGACGAACCAGGATCAGACGCCGGCCCAACAATCACCCACCGCTTATCACCCGACTGATACTTGCGGTACGAATGCCAATGCCCAACAAGCAGGTAGTCGGCATCCCACGTCGGCATGCGCCCGTGATCCTGCTTCGACCACCAGTCGCCCATCCGGTCAGCGCCCGAAGACTGGTGACCATGCACCAGACCAACCGATACCGTCTCGAGCTTGACTGTCATCGACTCCATCAGCGCGGCCGGGAACTCAAACCGCACATTCGGGAGCACATCAAGGATGCGTTGCGTGTCCTCGAGCTGACGGCCCACAGCGATACCGAAGTCAGCGTGCGGGTTGCCCGCGTCCGCTTTCAACCCGGTACGCCAACGCCCATGATTCGACGTCACACGCGCGTCAACAACCTCACCCACAAGGGGTGCGATCATCTTGAGCGACTGCAAATCCATCTTGAACGACTGCACCAACATGTGCGGCACATCGAGGTCGTTCGTGTCGCGCTGCGAGTTCGTCGAACAGGTGTTCTCGATACCGTCACCCGTGCGTGCCAACAACACCTGACGGGGGCGGTACTCGCGAATGTAGTCAGCGAACTTCGCGTACGAGTTCAACACCCGCTCTTCGGTCTGAGGCGTGCCACCATCGAAGTCTGTCTTGCCCCACTGCTCATCAGTAGGTTGCAGAACAGCCGAGTCCACCAGGAACTCGCGCTTCGCGGGCACATACGTGAAGCCCTCAACGAACTTCGACGCCGCATCCCAATCAATCGCAGCAACAGCATCCGACGCGGCAAGAGGGCGAACATTGTTCAGCTTGTTCCAAAACCCACCAAGCGGATTCGACGTCCAACCCCACGTAAACGAAACCTCATCCGGGTTCTGACCACGCGAACGAATAAACGCGCAATAGTCCTCGAAACCCCACGGCTCATCCGAATACCGGATATACGACGCCGAACCATCAGCGTTATGCAGCTCCGACTCGCCGGCCGAAATGACAGAGTCAGACGCCTGCCGCGGCAACTCCACACCAGACGCCGCACGACGACGCCACTTGTTCACCGCAGACTTAGCAATCCCCCACTTACGGGAAATCTCACCACCAGTGATCAGAAGATTCTCAAGATCGGCCACAAACGCCGGATCGTCGAACAAGGGGGAACGGTTGTTACTCACGACGGCACCCCTAACAGGCTCCGGAAGTTCGCGGCACTTTGAAGTTGTAAGGGCCGGCCTCACCATTACGTGGCTCCGGTGTGTGAAGTTGTGACGCCTAGGCGGGCATCGTTCGTTGTCGTGTCTCTTACAGCCGTCCGTTTCGTGACGGTGCCTAGGTCTTCTGCGAGGGTTGCAACTTCATCACGCACCGCTTCTAGCGGTAACGCCGATGACCTCGCATTGTGCCCATCCCCCGACTTGAACGGGGACACCCTCACGGGTACTCGATTTTGAGTCGAGCGCGTCTGCCAATTCCGCCAGACGGGCGAACTCGGAACAGCCGGGCTGCCATTCCGAGAGTGGAGGCCAGCGGTAACGATCCGCTATCCCGGTTCAGAGGGCACGAGATTCCATTCCCGCATCTTGACCGGCTCGACCAAATCGGCCCCCGAACGGCTGTTGGCGGTCCGCCGTGGACACAAGAGGGGTGGTTGCCCTCGCCGTCACCCACCACCCTCATGGGATGGCAGGGAGCACAAAAGACGGTCGACTCGCGGAGATCACATCCGCTAAGCGCCGACCGTCGACCCACCGTGGCCACAGTGGTGATCTGGTCTAAGTAGTTCCCTAGGTCACAGCCACACGTTCAGAAAGGGCTCAGCCACCATATGCCGGCCATGAGTTGAGCGATTGTGCGTGCCTTGGGAAGACGAAAGCAGCCCTTGACTCGACCGTTTTCGGGCGCGAGAGGACTGCTTGCTAAAATTGTAGCGGGTTTTGTGTTACACCGCAACATGTGCTATTAAGCGGGCACCACTCCTGTTGCCACGAGGACGAACGCGATTCCCTCGGCCACTGCGATGAACCCCACGAACGCGAAGCGGCCTTTCCATGTCGTCGCTACCCACTCGACCGTCTCGAACAGCATCGCCTTTAGCTTCCGCTCGGCAATCAGCCCTCGCGCCTGCACGCGAGCTGCGGCAACCCGCTTCGGGTCGCCGTAGAGGAAGTCGTGAAACGTGCGCTCAGCCACGTTCGCCCCACTCTCGGTACGGATTGGGGATACATGGCTCATCGAATGTCGCGTGATTCTCCATTACGTCGCGTTCGCCTTCGTCGAAACCTTCATCCCATGCTTCGGCTCTGACGCCACGTTCGTAGGTGGCGAGCCAGGTGAGGAATTCCTGGCGTGCGCCGGGCCTCTCGTTATCCGGGTAGCGCTCGTCGAATGCCCATGCCTCTGCGACATCTTCGGCAGTCCACGGCTCGCTCATGCTTCCCTCTCCGTCATTTCTTCGACCAACTCTTCCACAGCGTCCGCCCCAACCCATTCGGCGTCGCACGATTCGACACGACACACAGCCCTAACACTCCTGTACGGGTCTGCGTGGTCGTACAACACTGCGACAGGGGATGCGCGTTGGGTGTCGTCAGTTCCGGACCAGTTGACTGCTTTGCACACAGGGCATGCGCCGGCCAACGGGACAGTCTTCGGCGGGTCCAACAGGTCCGTGATCGTCGCCGCCCAACCCCGCAACGCTCTGGTGTAGTAGTCGGCTTCGATGTTGCGGCCAATGAACCCCGCATACCAACGCCGCAAACTCACAACCGAATCACTGCGGTCATGTTTCGCGTCAACCAGGCGGCACCAATCACCAATCTGCGACTTGATAATCAACAACTGCTGCAACGCCGCATCATTGATCACAGAACCCGTAGCAGACCCACCACCACCACCGTTGCCGATAGCGCTAGTGACAGCATCCTCGAGCTGACGCAACAGGGGGTCATGGTTGACGACTGTCACGACGTCGCCTTGGATGACTTTCGATCGTGTCGGTTTCGTCAGAGCATCAACAGCGTCCAACAGGTCAGTCATTCGGCTTCCTCCATGCGCTTGCGGAGTTCTTCGATGTCGAGTTCGTCACCGTCGCTCACGCCGATACGTGCGGCGTCGGCCGGGCTGAGGAACAGTCGGCGTCGCTCACCGCGCATCATCGTCATGTACGCCTCACCCGTTTCGGCGAGACCCGTAACGCAGATGAGCGGCGGCTTCTCCATCTCTGCGAGACCCTCGATCGCGCGCCTGACCTCTTCGAGCATGCTCATTCGGCTTCCTTCACTTCCCACGGCTCCCCCAAAACACGGACAATCGACTCACACCACGAACGACCACCAGGAGCCGTAAACACACGACCCGTGTCAGGACGCCACACCACCCACAGTTGTTCGGTCATCAGCTCCCACAGACGCAGTAGGGCCGTACCCCCGAAGGAGTACGGCCCGGTAACGGATACGGTCAGAAAGGCGTGGACGAATCCCACTGAGGCTCAGCCTGCGCAGACACCACAGCCGCAGCAGTCTCGAGCACCTTCGCCTGGTTCAACGTGTGATCCACAAACCGCGCATCACGCTCGCTGACCCGCGTGCCAAGGAACCCGGAAATCTTCACCCGATCCCCCTCGTTCACCGTCCGGTCTGCGTCCTTCGGCGGGAACACCGACCAATACGTCACACGCTCCTTGTCCCCAAACGAATTGACCTCCTTGAGACCGAACCCGTTGCCGCGCGAATTGATCCGCGAAACCGTACCCTCAACAACTACCTGTGCCACTAGCTGGCCTTCCTTTCCATTCGACTATCGATGAACGCGCGAAGCTGTTCCGTCTCCGCGTCATAACGTCTAAGCCACGACTGCGCGGGCGTCTCCAAGTGCCGGTTGCGTGACAACCAACGGTTCGACGTGCCCATCCGAAACCGCCACTGCACACGGTCGATGAACGCGGTGAAGTCATCCTCAGGATCTGACTTGTCGCTCATGTCGGTTCCCTTTCTGAACACTCAGCACACCAACGACATTCGGGATCTCGCGAGAAGTTCGCATGCTGTGTGGTCTGCCCCGGCGAATGCCAGCCGCACGACGCACACCACGAACCGCCGTAATAAACGTGCTCCGTCTCACCACATTCAGGACACATCAGTACGGCCTCTCTTCGCACCTGAGACACGGCAACGGATAACCCAAATGGTCGGCACACATCGCACCCTCAGCACCCAACGCAGGCGCAGGAGGCGGACCAGACCTGGACGTCGAGTAGTCGTCCTCCCACTTGCGGTCGTTCAACCACCCAGCCGGCAACTTCACGAACTGCTTCTCCTTGCCGAGACACATGAGCGTGTACGCCTGAGTGGCCTTCGCCAACGTGTCCGGGTCGACGAGCTTCCGCGCCTTCTCCCAAGCCCTCAGCGCAGCACCCTTCGATTCCTTCCGCGGGTACAGCAACCACCACTCTTCGAAAGCCTTCGGGTAGCCCGATTGGACTACTCTCTTCTCTTTAACTGGTCGGGTCGGGTCGGGTCGGGTCGGGGTGTTGTCCACCACCGTCGCACTCCGGTCAGGTCCCATTGGGACAGGCTCGGGACTTTCCCCCTTAGTTCCGCCCTTCCTCGCCCGGTACGCCTCCTTCCGCCTGCGTTCACTCTCACGAGTCGCAACCACATCACGCTTCATCGGCTGGTACTCTTCCCAGTCGTTGAACCGGTAATCGTCGCCGTCCCGCACCCACAGCCCGGAGTCCGCGAGCATGTCCCCGTGGGACAGATTCGCGCCCAACTCCTCGAGCATGTACGCCGGCACTCTGCCGTCAGTGAGGTGCCTTGCACACCACGCGCCAGAGCTGACCCACAGCCCCAGACACTCCAAGCGCTGTGCGCGCGGGATAGACAGCACTTTGGGGTTCGTCATGAACCCGTCATCGACCTTGAACCAGGTCACCCGCTCACCTCCATAGTTGTTCGTACTCGGCTGCTTCGACCGTGCAGGCGGCGCAGAAGACTTGATCGTCTGGTGTTGCCCGTTGCGTGCAGCAAGGGCACAGGTCAGAACGGGTGGTCATTGTTCGTCCAGCCCCCTAGGTCATCAAGGATCACCAGCCCGTGTATTGAGTGGTGTATGGGTACTTCGACGGGTTTGCGTTGCCCGTTCGCGGACACCAGGAACCCGGAAGCTCGAGCGAAGGCGCGGTGTGATTCGCAGTAGCCGTGACAGCCGGTCGTTCCCGACCCGCATAGCAGGATCAGGTTTCCGGGCTTATCCACCCACGGAAGCTTCGAACCCCCCATGCTCCGGGGTCGGCGGTGATGCACAGACCACGACAAGCCACGCGCACCCACAAGAGCGGCACCGCAACGGACACAACAACCCCGGTCACGCGACCACACCAGGTCGAACGTTGCTGGCGTGACTGTCACGGGTCCACCCGCGAATCGCTTTCGGGGCAGCGCACGTTGTGACCGCCACCGTTCCCCGTGCGAACGTGCACCATTCCGTGCGCGACCTTCGGCCCGCCGCATCGGATGCACATGTCATGCTCCGCGAGATACGGAAACATCAGTACCCAAGTTTCCCGGTCGATCATCATGCTGCCTCCTTTTTGGCGGCTTGTGTGAAGAGTGATGCGATGTCTGACCGGTTGTGTCGCCATGCGAACCGTTCG